CTTGCCGTTGGGGTTGCGGATGTAACGCTTTCTGACACCCTTTACGTTGGCGTAGCCTCTTCTGTTGATACAGGACTCGTCGTGAGGGGAGCCGCCTCACAAACCGCCAACTTAACTGAGTGGCAAGACTTAGCCGGAACCAACTTGGCTCATATGGCTAGTTCTGGAATTTTGGCTGCTAATGGTCTTCAGGCTAGTGGTCAGGGACTAACCCTAGAGAGCTCTCTTCCTACAAATACTAGTAATACACTGTGGAACGCTGGTGGAACCCTGTACTGGGGAACAAACACGGTCGGCGTTCCTACTGGGGTTGCTGGAAAGGTTTCTTACTACAACATCGAAGGAAGTCTAACGTCTGATGTTGATTTTGCTTTTGATAGTGGCAACACGACCCTTACCGTTGGTAGTGTGACAATAAACAGCGATCTAATCAATATAAACGAAGCCGGAGGAAAAGTTAGGGTTGGTCGATATTCTGGCTCTGACGGAATTACGGATTCCAACTATTCTCTTATGCTTGGATATGCAGCAGGCTTGAATGCTAGTGGTTCAAACAACTCAGTGATTGCAGGAAATTATACCGCGTTTAACACATTAAATACAAACAATTCTCAAATCATAGGAAATTTGGCAGGTATTTATTCTAGCGGAGAGAGAAATACATATCTTGGAGATAGTGCCGGAGCATACTCTTCTGGAACATATAATACTTTTATTGGAAATAATGCCGGAAAGTATTGTGTTGGAAGTCAGAATGTAGAAATACTTGCCAGTGGTGCTGCTAACAGTGTTATAGATGGCTATAGCAATAAGGTAAATATTGGAAACACCATTATTGGTGACACATCGAACAAAAAATTGGCTGTTGGGAATGTGGGGGCATCTAACGTAACGCCAGATGCAACCCTTGAGATTTTGCCCAAAAACAGTACTGATATAGGGGTTATTGTTCAAGGAGCCGCTTCTCAATCAGCCAACCTACAAGAATGGCAGACAAGTAATGCGGTGTCTGTTGCCGAGCTTTCTGCCGATGGAAGTATCGCCACAAGTGGAACTATTTCTGCTAGCGGTGGCGTACTACTAACCCCTCTCGTCCCCTCCGTAACGACCAATAAGCTTTATAACGACTCTGGTACGCTTAAGTTTAGTGGGTCTGCTATTGGTGGTGGCGGCAGCAGCTATGATGACACCTACGTATCTGGTGTGGCCGTCTACTCGTCTGGTCAGGCGATTGAAAACGAAACTGGATTGGTTTATGCCTCCGGTTCTGCTGCCTACGCGTCTGGTCAGGCCATAGAGAATGAAGGTCTTGCCACTTATGCTTCCGGACAGGCGATTGAAAACGAAACCGATCTTATTTACGCTTCTGGGTCAGCAGCCTACGCTTCCGGACAGGCGATTGAAAACGAAACCGATCTTATTTACGCTTCTGGGTCAGCAGCCTACGCTTCCGGTCAAGCCATTGAGAACGAGGGGCTTGTTACTTACGCTTCCGGTCAAGCCATTGAGAACGAGGGGCTTGTTACTTACGCTTCCGGTCAAGCAATAGAGAATGAAACAGCGATAGCCACCAACACCTCCAATGTATCAACAAACACTTCTAATATCTCCACAAACACTGGAAGAGTTAATTACGCTTCTGGGCAGGCTGTGCAAAATGAAATTGACCTAGCCTACACTTCTGGTATTGCTACCTACGCTTCCGGAAATACCATAGTGAACGATGGTCTTATAGCATACGCTTCAGGTAATACAGCTAATATAAACTTTGGATCAAATTCTGAGGGAGATATACTCTACCATGACGGCACAAGCTTTACAAGACTCGCTAAGGGTACGAACAACTATATTTTGACAATGAACGGGAATGTTCCTAACTGGGAAGCTTCGGCTGGTGGTGGTGGTATCAGCCAGTCAGATTTTGACTATGCTTCCGGAGTTGCTAATTACGCCTCGGGCCAAGCGATTGAAAATGAGGGCGATTTAGTTTACGCTTCTGGGTCAGCAGCCTATGCCTCTGGACAAGCTATTGAAAACGAGGGTCTTGCCACCTATGCTTCCGGTTTGGCTATTACAAACGAGCTAAATGTGGCATATGCGTCCGGTCAGGCGATTGAAAATGAAACAGCCGTCGCAACCAATACTTCAAACATTTCTACTAATACGACTAATATTGCAACCAACACAAGTAGGGTTGCTTATGCTTCCGGGCAGGCTATTGACAACGAAACCGATATAGCATATGTATCTGGTGTAGCCACGTATGCGTCTGGTCAGGCCATTGAAAACGAGGGTCTTGCTACCTACGCCTCTGGTCAGGCGATTGCTAATCAAACGGCGACCGCCACCAACACTTCAAACGTTTCTACTAACACTACCAACATTACTACTAATAGCGGCAGAGTGACATATGCTTCCGGGCAAGCTATACAGAATGAAATTGATATAGCATATGTGTCTGGTGTAGCCGCTCATGGTCACGATGTTAGTACGGCCGATTTAAATCATGTGTCCGGCATTGCCGTATACGCTTCTGGGTCAGCCGCTTACGCCTCCGGCAACACCATAGTAAACGATGGTCTTATAGCATATGCGTCTGGAAATACTGCCAATATAGCCTTTGGTTCAAATGCTGAAGGCGACATCCTCTATCACAACGGAAGCACCTTTGTTAGACTTGCTAAAGGTACTGACAACCATATCCTCAAGATGGCTGGAAATGTTCCAAACTGGGAAGCTGAGACTAGCGATGATGACACATATGTGTCTGGTGTGGCCGCTTACTCATCTGGTGTTTTAGTCGGAGGAATTCCAAACTTTAATGTTGTCGGCATAAATACAACAACTCCTGAGTATGGAATAGATGTAAAGGGTGGTGGTGCTAGTGGTGTCATTCAGGCCACTGGAGTTAAACTCGGAGCTTCCGGTGTTGTCTTTAGCGACGGAACCACACAAACTGTTGCAGGAGCTCCTGCCACCGTTGATCTTACTGCTGGAGACGGCCTGACGGGAGGGGGAACAATAGCTTCCAATAGAACATTTGCCGTTGGAGCTGGAACACTTATTGACGTTCAAGCAAATCAGGTAGATGTTGACCTTAGTGAAGCTGCTGCCGCTACAATAGCCCACGGAGATAACCTAATCTTCATAGACGGAGGAGCAACGGGAACGGCCTCTAAGGGTAGCACAGACGATCTGGCCAACCTTCTCGCTGGTGATGGCTTAACAAAGTCCAACTCTGTTATGGCAGTTAATGTGGACGATTCCACTATAGAGACCAGCAGTGACGCCATAAGAGTTAAGGATGATGGAATAACACTTGCTAAGATGGCTGGTCTTGCTAGAGGTAAGATTATTTATGGTGACAGCAGTGGAAACCCTGCCGCCTTAGCCTTGGGTGGTGCTAATCAGGTATTAACTTCTGACGGTACAGATGCGGCTTGGGCAGATAATGTAAATACCTACCTTTCAGGTGTGGCCGTCTACTCGTCTGGTCAGGCGATTGAAAACGAAACTGGATTGGTTTATGCCTCCGGTTCTGCTGCCTACGCTTCCGGTCAGGCTATAGAAAACGAAACTGGATTGGTTTACGCCTCCGGTTCTGCTGCCTATTCATCAGGCGTTCTTACTGGTGGCGTTCCAAACTTTAGCAGTGTTGGTGTTAATACAGCGTCTCCAGCTTATCCGATTGATGTCGTTCAGCATAGTGGTGTTGTTCGGGTTTCTGGTGTTAAGGGACATATTAGCACACATGCAGATGAAGCAACTGTAAGATTTGATATAAATCAAGCCACCACTCACGGCGTTACTCTTGGTGGAAACCGAACTCTTGCCGTAGCAAACGCCGAAGTTGGCGATAAGTTCCTATTAAGACTGCACCAAGACTCTAGCGGAAGCCGTACTGTAACATGGTTCACCCATATAAACTGGGCAGGTGGTTCCGCTCCAACGCTGACCACCACGGCTGGAAAGGCTGACCTGATTGGCTTCTTGGTTGCTAGTGGCACAGGATCTAGTTATTGGTACGATGGGCTTGTTGTGGGACAAAATATTTAATGGCTACTACTACAGTAAGTATAGGCTCTAATCAAAGTATAGCTACAGTAACTCCTAGTAGCTGTAGTGGTAGTGGGCCGTGGACAGTAAGCTTTACATCTACTCCAAGCAGCAATGTGGCCATTGGAGATATCCAAGTTTATGCCGACGCGTCTTCAGGGGGCAACTACTACTTTCTTCTGACCGGCATAAGCGGCAGCAACTATACTCTTAAATATCTTACTGACGATAGCTCGATGGGGTCTGCCTCTCCCTGTGAAATGTACAACGATTTTTTTGGACAGCAGGAGGGCGTTTTTAAGCGAGCCTTCAGTACAATTACTTTGTTTGAGGCTATGGTTGATGACTCAAGTCCTTCTTACTGGGGAAGTAGCGATGATGTTGTTGGAGAGTGTCATGCAGACTCTGCCTTTACAGACTCAAGAGTTTACTTCGACAATAAGCAAAGTTTAGCGTCTGTTAAGCTAACTGTGAACTCTGACGATAGACATGACGGGACTGCTGGAAGCGGAGTTGTTATAAGGCCAACCGCCGGATCAGGACATAACAATGGTATTATAGATGTTAATATAGATAATTTTATTATGGAGTGGATTGAGATAGACTTGGGTAGTCTAGACGCTCAAAACACCAATAAGGCGGTTTTGTTGCGTGGAACCAATGACGACAATATCATAAGAAATAATCTTATACATGATAAGGGTGGAAATCCCGGAGG